TTGTGCGTGGTGGATTGGAAGGCGTTGAAAACATCCATGTTCCCAGCGCCAGCGATACGAGACTGACCGACGACGAAGGCCTCAAAACGACGGTAGAAGACTTGAACAAGACATACGACACACTCCTACTCAGAGATGCCAGTTCAGTCTACATGGTCGGTGAACTGCGCCATCCCAAATGGGTGATGCTCAAACCCGGCAGTGATGTTGTTTTGCGAGTGCTGGAGCGACGAGGTGCCGGTCCTTACACCTACCGACTTGGCACTGGACCCATCACAAGAGACGAAGAAATTGGTGATAGAGCCGTAGAGTCAGAGGGCGAGATGTACATGGATGTCGGCGTGGCATTCAACAGTCCTGAAAAGTTCAACGAAGGTGACCATGTCAGGGTCAATGTCGCCAATGTCAGCAAAGTGGAGACAACCGGTGGCGACGATGTGTACACCCTGACAGGTTCTAAGTTGATTGGTGAAGCAGAAGGAGAGGGGCTGGTCAGCAGAGAAACACTCGGTATGCTCGCCAAATCAGAAAGCATCCAGTGGCTGTGCGAAATCAGCAGAGCAAAGTCCGGTATTCGTATTGCGATGCCACAAGGTGATGTACTCTACAAGTGCACTCAGACCGGTAACATGTGGACGGTGCATTCTCCGTTGGCCAACAACGGGTATCTGATTCGCCTTGCTGAAAGTCAACGGCCGTACTGGAGTCCAGTGGCGGGTGCGTTGTTGAAAGCGGGTCTTGAGATAGCGGACAAGGCAGAGGTGCACGAATCCAAAGGCGACGGAAAGCCTTTGATTCCTCCACGCAAAGAAAAAAACACGAACTGGTGGGACGAAAAGGACAAAAACAAAGTTTTGGTCAAAGGTCTGATGTTGATTGACAGATTTCTCAAAAGCGGAGTTGGTGCTGTCGGACAGTCAAGCACCGGCACCATGGGCTTGGGTATAGACTACGCTACTCCAATTGAATCACCGATGGGTCCGACCAATCTCAACGACGAGAAAACCATGCCGGACTACGACAACAGGAAGCGTCCCGGCGAGGACTACACGATTGAGCCGAAAACAGAAGACGAAGAAGACGAAAAACGCATGACTGTGCCCACAGAACAGGGTGTTTTAGAAGTCTCATCTGATAAGGCGGTCTTCCGTACTTGATTAAATAGAAAGAGCGTTGTCTCTTGGACAATGGCTTCCGCACTGACTCTGCGAACCTCCCCTGTTCAGCACAGCGGGAGCATCAGCATTGTCAAGGCCGACAATGACCTTGTTATCGCCGGGTACGCTTCGGTTGAAATGGTTGACAAGCAAGGCGACCTCATCACAAGGGGCGCACTCAAGAACGCTTTTGACGGCTTCATGAAGGCCGATGGCTACCGAAATGTGCAACTTGCACACTCCAACATTCAAGTCGGGGAAGTTATCCCATCCTACACTGACTCCAACGGTCGTGTTTGGAAATCCGGCGTTGACGATGCTGGTATGTTTGTCGTTATCCAGTTGAGGGACGACATTGAAAAGGCCCGAGAAGTGGCCAATGAGATTCGCAAAGGAGCCCTGCGTGGTTTCAGCATTGGAGGGCAGGCATTCAAGCGCATGCGTAAGAGTGACCAGCAACACGGTGATTACACTGAAATCTCCAAACTGGAATTGCACGAGGTAACCATTTGTGAAAAAGGTATAAACCCGGAGGCGACATTCCGCATATTGAAGGAGGACACAACAATGAGTGATGACAATGTATTGGGCGAACTGTCCAGCGTTTTGGACAGATTGAACGGACGGCTTGATGCCATGGAAAAAGAAGACAAGGGCATGCCCGAAGGTCTGAAACAACACATGGCTGACAAGAAGAAAGACAAGGGCAAGGACATGTCCGAAGACAAGGACGGCGAAGAAAAAATGTACGGCGGTACCGAGCACAAGGGCATGCACGACGGCATGGACAAAGGCATGCACGACGGCATGGGCAAGGGCGAGGACGACGGCATGGCCAAAGGTGAGTACAGCGATGTTATCACCACGGACTACCTGAACTGGATGGAGAACACTCTCAAGGGTCAGGGCGTTGACATCGTTGGTGCACGAGACCACTTTGACCAACTTTCCAAGGCCAACCTCGGCTCAACCCCTGAGCAGATTGGCGACGGCGCTGACTACTTCGCTGGTCAAGTCAAGGGCCGTGCCCAAGAGGGCGGCTCTCCTTCCACCAACGCCATCGGCAAACTCAACTCCAACGCTGGAGGCACTGTTGAGAAGGGCTACCTCAGCCCATCGGATGTCAGTGCTTCCGACCTTGAGGCCGCTTACGAAGTCTACAAGGCCGCTTCCCTTGAAGAGCAGTTCAAGACCAACCTCGGTTCCGTCTTCGCTGACCGTCTTCAAAAGGAGTTGCGGGCTGACGCTGACGCACGAGCCGCTCAAACCTTTGACGCCCGTACGCCTCTTGCCAACATTGAGAAGGCTCTGTCCGACTTGAGCAACCGAATTGACAACATCGGTTCGTCCTCATCCGGTACGGAACTTCGCAAATCTACCTCCACCGTTGAAATCCCATCAACGGAAGAACTTGGAAGCATGGACTGGTCTGATGTTCACAGGCTGGCCGGGAGCGTCTTCCACCAATGAAAGGAGTGATGAAGAATGGCACGAAACTACATGAGAACAATCAACGACATGGAACGGTACTACTACGGCGCAGGCTCAAGCATGGGCTATTCCTACAGTGGTAGCGAACTTTTGAAAGCAGACGCACCCTTGCTGTCCACGACGGCTGGTACCTACCAAGCCATCTACGGTCGCAAAGTGTGGTCCCAGTTGAACCAAGAGTTCAACGCTTTCTCCATCCTCCCCAAGAAGCCTTGGGACCGAAGTGGATGGCGTGTTGTCACCGCCAAGCCTTCCAAGGTCGTCGGCGGCGGCATCGCTGAGAACGGCACCCTGCCTGACACCACCAAGCCAACCTTCCAAAATGTGGCCGCAAAGCCAAAGACCATCGCTCACTCCTTTGACATGAGCGAAACGGCCATCTTCCTCAACGACAAGGACGATGGACTTGGCGACATCCGCTCTGTCCTCAAGGAAGAGATGGGCAAGCACCACGCAGAGCACATCAACGACATGCTCACCGAGGATGTCACCACGGTTGCAGGAAACGACATTGAGTCGCTTGACCGAATCACCACTGGAAACAACAGCATGACCTCCGGTACGCACTACGACACCAACGACGAAGACATCTACAGCATTGACCGCAGTGCCAACACTTGGTCGTTCGGTGAGGACTCCGCTGACAGCAGTTCCAACAACCGTACGCTCAGCCTTGACCATTTGGATGAAGTCTTCCGCCTCATTTGGGAGCGCGGTGGCAACCCCAAGGTCATGCTCACGGGCTACGACACCTTGATGCGAATCCAACAACTCCTCCAAGCACAACAGCGATTCATGGAAGAGAAGCGAGTCGTCCCCACCTTCAACGGTGTCAAGGGTGTTCCCGGTGTTGAAGCCGGTTTCATCGTGGCTACCTACAACGGTGTTCCAATCATCCCAACCAAGGAGATGGCAGGCGATGGCATCAGCCGTATCTACATGCTGGACACGGACTATGTGTACTTCTCCACTGCAAAACCAACCCAATACTTTGAGAGCGGCATTGAAACTGGCGACCCATTCGCCATCAACCGCCTCGGTCAAGAGGGACTTTACCGAACCATGGGTGAAGTGTGGACAACTTTCTTCGGAGGTCAGGGTTCAATCCGCGACCTCCAGTGAGGTTTCATGGAGACAAACAACAGGAGATGATGAAAAATGACGACACGAACGGCAGAACACAAGCAATTGACGATTTCTTACGATGACGGCGATTTCACCAACGGTACGGTTTCGGTCCTCTTGGACCTTGACCTGCGAACGGGTACCCCAATTGACGAGACTGATTGGCTGAACGGCAACGCTGGAGGTTCTTACCCCGGTAGCCTCACCGGTTTCACAGCAAGCAACAGCGACGGCAACGCCGCAGGTAGCATGCGCTTGGTGACCATCGCATTCACCTTGGCGAGTGCAAACGAGGAAACCATGGTTATCAGCGCAGGCGCTTCCAAAATCATTGGTGTGCTTGGACAGAACTTGGCTGTGGCTGACAAAACGCTTTCCGCTACTTTCACCAACACTGGAACCGCTCCGGCGACCAAGACTGGTGGTTCGCTACCCGCAATCGTCCTTCACGGCGAAGCGGCTGGTGCAGGAACGGTCACTGTAGTCTTGCTGAACTGAGGTGAGTAGGCTTGCCTACCATCACCTACATCGGTGCGACGGTCTACCGAAAGCGCCCTGACAGCAAGGACAGTTGGGTCCGCAAGGAACCTGTAGAAGTCAGCCAAGAATGGCTTGACCGATACCGAGTTCCAATCTGTTCCAATCCCTCGGCCTTCCTTGTTGAAGGCGATGCCAACGCTGAGGTCTCTGTTGACGAAGGCGACGATGGCATCCCCGATTCAGGTTGGGTCAAGAAGGACATCAGCGCATGGCTCACGGAGCGA